CATGACTATTTGGCGATTGATCTTGAGGTCGGTAATGCCAAAACTACCGGAAAATTCTATAGAGAATTTCATAATCGTCTTTTGGCTATTTCAGGTCATGATGCTGTTCTTTATACTTATATTTCTTACCTAAATGAAGGAGGAGATACTTTCAAGACGGATTCCGGAGAACATAGAGTATGGGTAGCGGATTATGACGGAAAATATGCATTTCCTAAGCTCCCTTCGTGGACAACTACATGGGCTAAGCAGTATACGGATTCGCAGAAGTTTGCTGGAATTGGCAAGTGTGATGGGGACTTCTTGAAAGAGAACGTCGTAGAACATATTCAAAACGGCTGGAAGTAATATCTCAATATGGAAAGACTTGTAGATAGATTTAGTAAAACTACTATAACTATTGGCCTTCCTACTTTAACAGCATTTGTGTTATCGCTATTACTAGCTGGGGCTCAAGTAGTTAACGAATTGGTTTTAAATATATCACCAGACTGGCACGCTTATATATCAATAATACTTGTGTTTTTCGCAGGAATAGGAATCTCTCCGTTAGTGGGAGATTCGTTTAGGGCGGCCATTCATCTACCTCCAATTGCCGGATACTTACTATCTGCTATACTGGCAGCAGTATTGCTTGCGTTATATACAGTAGCATTATCAGGAGTAGTTCACGTCATAGCTTCATCTGTTATAATAGTGTTTACATCTTTGGGGTTCGCCCCAGCGGCAACATTAATTGTGCCACCAGTTTATAAATCATAAGATAAGGAAAAATATGCCTTCATTAGAACAAATAAAGCAGTATCTTATTTCTACGGTAATTCCGCCAGTTGCGGGTATTCTCGCAACATGGTTAACCGTTCATGTACATCTTTTAGCTACGTTCCACATTACTTCAACGAGTGTTGCTGGGGCTCTTACTCAGCTTGGTATTTGGGGAGTAACTACGCTTACGGTGTGGCTATCTACTCATAATATTCTTAAGGGTCTTTATACCCCTGAGGCCAAGGCTAAGATACATAGCTAGATAAATCTATATGTAGTATGAAGCCCCGGAAAATCCGGGGCTTTTTTTATGCACATTCTTAGCATAATTTTTGATGGCAAGAATAGATCCTTATATGGGCTTAGTTATATGGAATAACAAGGAAGATCCATATAATGGCGAACAATTATCGAATAACTTTTTTAGAATAGGTGCTCATGATCATACTAATGGTCGGGGAGTTGCCTTGACTGCCGCTAGCTTTGCTAATGGGGCATTTTCTGAAATCCTAGTAAAAGGATGGAATAATGTTACCATAGGAACCAGTGTTAGCGCTGTATCTGGGTTTCAAACGCCAGGCGTGAGATTTGAGCTAGAAAATGAGGTAATACGGTTTAGGGGAGTGATTGAAGCGACAGCGGCTATTACATCCGGGGCAACGCTACTTACATTACCTTCTGCTTTTCATAGCGAAACTTCTACAACCAAATATAAAGTTTTGTCTAATGTAGAAATAGAAATTTCTCCTACCACGGCGCTCGTAAAAGCAGGGGCAGCCATTTCTTCTTCAAGCATTTTATACTTAGATGGCATAACAATTAATTATCAAAAGTAAATTATGAAAACAAGTCAACATATGGGATTAAATATATGGGACGAAAATGGCGACCCATATAATCATAGTCAGTTAGCATTCAACTTTGAAAAGTTAGATAGTCATACTCATATTGGGATTTTAAATGATGATGAACGAATAGAATCTGCCGGAAACGGAAACCCTATCGAAGAAAAGGCTATTCAAACCGAAGCTATTACTAAGAGGACAATCGCAAATCATACAATTACGGGCGATAGACTAGTCGATCATACTGTAACTCATGAACAAATCGGATTAGAAGAGGTTCTTTCTGAAAATATAGGAAATGAACAAGTCGAACAAGATAAGATTAAAAAGCGCGCTGTGGGGTGGGAACAACTAGAACGTGAAATAGTTCCGTTAGGTAAGGTTGAGTGGTTTTATAAAGCGCCCGAATCAAATCATTACCATATTTGTGATGGAACCGCATGGTCTTCTATTGAAAATAAGATGGGACCTAACGAAACCAAACTTACCGAAGGATCAATTCCTAACCTTTTAGATAAATATATCATCGGCGTTCCCGTCCTTGAAGTAGGAACAGAATTAGGATCGAATGAAATAGACTTGGAACACGAACATACTGTGGACGCACACGTTCATACGGTTAATGCTCACGATCATGAAATAGAACCTCATAATCATGAAAACGAACCACATACTCATACGGTTAATCCTCACGAACATGCCGTAAATGCTCACGAGCACGGGGCAGAAGGATTGGGAACTAATGAGGCAGGAGAACATGAGCATTATTTTGGTTCTGAGAGTCATTCTATCTCTTCTAGAACTAATGCATTTATCGATGGTCTTACTATTTTAGATACAAATGATAATGAGCATTCAAATACGCTTCAATCTCTCTATATAGGGGGCGAGGAAAGCGAAGGCGAAAAGAACATGACGGACGCTGGTCTCCACAATCACGTTGTTACAGGAAATACTGCTGCTGCCGCCCCCAATACTAATGCTGTAGGTTTAACAACTAATAATAACACGGGCGCATTGGTAACCAAAAATAATACTAAAGCGCTTTCGACAGGATCGGTTTCATTAACAACTAATTCAGCTTCTCCTGGCACCTCTGAGGCCCTTGTAGGTCTAACCAATATTCGGCCTGCATCTTATGGGCTAACTCCTTATATGATAGTGCTTTAGTTTTCATATTTCCCTTTGTGAAATTAGTGAGCCGAAAAACGAAGTAGGCTATTAATCTAACCTTAAGGAAATAATATGGCACCATTTTTACCAATTAGAGCTTGGAACCGTTCTCAGAGAGTGAGAATCGGCGGCAAGAACCTATCCCCAAATGAAACTACTTATGTTGATTTGGGAGAACTATCTACTCCGATTGGAGTAAGAGCATCTACTGCTACCACTGGGGGCACCGGATTAGCAGCTTCTACTGAGTATTTTTATAAAGTAGTAGCTATTGATACTTATGGCGGAGAGACACTTCCGTCTGCGGAGGTAAATGTCACTACCGGAACCGGAGCAACTAATTCAAATACTCTCTCATGGCTTCCGGTTGCTAATGCCTCAGGTTATAATGTTTACCGTTCAACAACTACCGGGACTGAGACTTTAGTAGCTTCGGGCGTATTAACAGCATATTTTGTTGATACCGGAGTCACCAAGATAAATAATTATAATTATAAGGCAGGAAAGGCTCTTCCTACAAAGAACAATACTTCCTATTCTGACATCTCAAGACAGAACGTAAAGAAGGAACTTTCTTACCACTCTGCAATTGGGGCTTTTTATGTAGTCGGACCAATTACGGCATCTAGCTCACAAACGGTTGTAGTTTCAGGCCTATCTACTACTGTAGCTAATCTTGTAGTAACTGTTGCGTCTGGCGAAGTTGAGAATCGCTCAACCGGTATTTATACTGCCGTAACGGGAGGAACTACCACTCTATCAGCGGCAAGCGCTACCGAAGATAGAACCGATCTAGTATGGGTAAACACCACTACCGGAGCAGTGGGACACACTTCTGGTACTCCAGCATCCGTACACGAGTCAGTACCACCGGTAGCTCCAGAAGGGACAATTCCTGTGGCGGCTTATTTAGTTGCAAAGGAAGCTACCGCAGCGGTCCTTGTAGCAGATCTTAGACCAAGACCATAACTTATATTTTAGTATAAAACTAGGGCGGCCCCTGAAATATGGGGCCGTTTCTTTATAGTAATATATAAAGACAAGTTTACAAAGGTATAAATTATATGATTACTTCCCCGGAATTGCCTGCTGAGTCAGGTATTGTAAAGACAAGAAAAGAATTCTCTGACGCACTAACAGTCGATCTCACAGATGATGAGATTCAGCGCGCTCTTCAGATAACTATCCCCATCAAGAATAAATGGCAAAATAGATTTCGGCTTAAGTATGCAGAGCCAAACTTCAATGTTGATGAAGCTATGAAGCTTATAGATCAATTCGAGGATGAGATAAAATATGAACTTGCTACGAAATTAGACCTTCTTGTGAGAGTAGATTCTACTCCCGTTTTAGAGGGTCAACCAATGATTATTGAGTTTATGGGCGCGCTTCCTTCCCATTCTACTGCTAAATACGGTTTAGATCACGATAAAAAAACATCGGAGGTCCGAACAGCTACAGATCGTAAAGAAGGTTATCTCGGAGAAAAAGAGCCGGTTAATAAAACTAAAGCTAAGAAGAGAAATAAAAATCAGTAATGGCAGATCTCCTCGATCAATTAATTAGTAAACTTACTCCCAAAAAGATTTCTATCTTAGAGTTTGCTGAAAGTGACATGTTTTGCTCCAAAAATCTTTTCCCTTTTCAGCAAGTTTTTCTTAAACTTCTTTTCCTAGAGGAGATGGAAGGATGGGAGGAGGATATGCTTACTCATATGATAAATGGGGGAGCAAACGGAGTAGAGTGCGCTCTTTCTCCTAATATTCGAGAGCGTAGAGATTGGCTTAGAGACGCGGGATTCAAACACTTTAGGGGTGTTTTATTGGCGGGAGGCCGACGTTCATCAAAAGGGTTTACAACAGCCCTTGCGATGGGTAAGGTTCTTTACGATACTCTCCTTTTGGAAGATCCGGGCACATATTATGGAATTGATCCTGGAAAAGAGATTTATTTCTCTTGTATTGCTGCGTCTGAGGATCAGGCTCGCAAGTTCCAGTATAAAGACCTAGTATCCGTTGTAGAGTCTTGTAAAGCAATGGAGCCTAATGTTATTGCTTCATTAGAGACCGAGATTAGGGTTGCGACCGATGTTGACCTTAGAGAAATCGCGCGCAATAAGTTACAAGGAAATAAGATCAAGCGAGATATTGCGCGCCTTCGAGGAAATGCGCTTGCCTCTAACGCTTCTACTATTCGTGGTTCGGCCACAATGGTATTCACGGTAGACGAGTGCGCATGGCTATTACCGGGCGAGAGTAAATCTAGCGCAGCGGAGGTCTTTGGGGCCGCCGAACCTTCATTGGATCAGTTTGGAATAGACGGAATGTATTTCTTAAACTCTTCTCCTGCTACCAAAGTCGGCCTTTTTTATGACAAATATGTAGAGTTTATGAAGCCGTTTGATCCATTCGGCCCCCAAGATGTTTTCTTTGACACGGAAGAAGGAATGACAGATAATACTAATGGGGACCCTCGGGTTATGGCCTTTCAGTTTCCGAGTTGGTTCATGTTTAAAGATTACCAAAAGTCTAAGAAGCATAAGTTTACGCATGTTCTTACCGCATGTCCTGATTGGGACCCAGAGGAGAAAAATGAAGACGGAACCGATAAATGGTCGGCAATGGATAAAAGCGCTATTTTCTCTGCTAGAGCGGCAGAGGCTAAAAACCCAGATCTCTATAAGGTAGAGCGTAGAGGTCAATTCGCAGAGGTTACAGAAGCCTATCTTGATCCTATTAAAGTAGATCGTGCTTTTGAAGGTTATCCGTCTGAATGGGAATTAACCGAAAATAGCCCTTTTCCAAAATTAAAATTAGTTCCGTTTCCTTCTAATACTGGAGATAAAGTATCCTTGTCTACAAGGTATAAGTTTCATTTGGATCCAGCTTCTACTACGGCGGGATTCGGCTTTGCAATAGGACATGTTGAGTGGATAGATAAATGGGATGGTGGCCAAGAGGAACACTGTATTATAGATATGGTGAAAAGATGGCAAGGAAAAGATTATCCCGGAAAAGTTATTCGATACGACGAGGTATTGGATGAGATTCTTGAATACGCTGTTCTATTTAGACCATATGAGATAACTACAGATCAGTTTTCGTCTACCGATATTATTCAAAGACTTCAAGACGGATTGAATGCTCGTAATATTCCTTGTCGAGTAAGAGAAGTATATGCTACCGCAGAGCTAAACTGGAAAAGATATGATGTTTTCAAAACTTCTCTTTATCAAGAATTAGTGCATATTCCTAATGATACAGAGGATACTGAGTGGTGTAAGAAAGAGATGAAATTTTTGCAGCAAAGGCCTGGTAATGGTCGTTATCCGCGAGTAGACAGACAAGAGTCGGGACCTTGTACAACGAAGGATATGACGGACTGCGTATGTATTATTTGTCATGATCTTTTGGGTAATGTTTTCGCCACAAATGCCAGAGAAAGATTGGCTATGACTTCTGGAGCATTTGGTTCCCCGGGAGGATATTCTCTAAGTCAAGTAGCCCGACCCCTTCAAGGAGGCGCGGGTCCTGAGAATATTCAAGGATATTATAAGAGCGAAAAAGAGCGCGCGGCAGCCGCTTCTCATAATCCCGCAAGAGGAGTAATGAGTAAAAACGGTAGAGCGCGTTCTAGAAGAAATAAATCTAGATTTTAGATAATAGCTATATTTAGTCAGATAACTTCTTTGTAATTTACGATGAATAAGGTCTATCCCACATTTGTTAGAG